TAAAACAATCGTGCCAATCATTTATATCAATGATGTAAAAGGCACCTTTGAAAAATACGATGACTTGCTTGCAAATGTTAATGGTAACGAGGTTTCGTTTGGTAAAATTAGTGGATCTCTTTCAAGAATATTGGTTGACGATGCTTATTCAGGAACAAACGGAAATAAAGTTGGTCAGGTTTATAACGTAACAAACCCATATGGCGTTGGTGGTAAATGTCTTGTTACTAAAGTTTCAAATAAAGCCACAGGTCAGATTGCTTATGACTTGCTCGAAGGTGGTTGGGGTTATACAATTGACTCAACAAAATTATTAGTATCAGATCAAGTTATTATTTTAGACAATCCTGACTTAATTTTCCGCCCTCTTGAAAGATTAGTTGACGCAAATAATAATTCGGGTATTGTGATTGGACAAAACTCGGTATCAGTTGGTGTAAGAATGGATCCTGGGGATTCGTTTAGTGTTCCATGGTCTTCAGCAACAGGTTCTCCTATTGGTACAGTTGATAGAGACAATAACTTTACTATTCCCAATACCGACATCTTTACAATTTCACCAGTGAACAATACGTCACCAGGTCCTTTGTATCCTGAAGAAACTCCACCTGACGCAAATACAGATGTTATTGTAGGCAACCTTTCAAACATTGAAACGATTAGTCTTATTTCAGATATTATTTCTGATTTTGTTGCAGTACCTATTGACTCCGCAGATTATAATACAGTACCTCCTGCTTTACAACCGATGTCAGGAACGGCAAGCCCAGTAGATTTGACGACTCCGCTAAATCAGGCTTTTGCATTAACTTCATATAACATTGGCACAATTGATTATTTTAATAATATCAACCCAGGAGAAAATTATACAACTGATGCTTTTGCTCTTGTGATTGATGAAACTATTCGCAAGTTTGATAGGTTTGACCAAATCATATCATTTACAACTTTTAGTACAATTTTTGAGGTCGGTACAATTATTCAGCAAGGTGGAACGTCAGGAAAAATTCTTGAAGTAAACTCAGCGGATCAATATATTCGTGTGACACCGTATTCTTATTATGGATTTGATATAAATTCCGTTATTACATATAAGGGAAACAATTATGCTCCGTCAAAAGTTTCTCGTGATTATACGAGTAAGCGTGCCGGTGAAAATGCGATTATGGATGTTAATACACAATTCCAAACAGGACAAATTGAAGAGGTACAAGTTTACAATTCAGGATTTGGATATGTTGATGGTCTTGGAAAGGCTACAACTTACGACTTTGATTTAAATCCTATTAACAATTCAGACGCTAAAACCGTGTTTATTACGGATGATGCTGGTGTAGTTCAAGCAAGAGGACTCGCCTCAGTATTTAATCAAGGAACAACATCAGGTTTTTGGGCAACACAAAACTCTCACTTAAACGGTTATCAAGATTTAGATGACGACGGAACACCAGATAATTATTTTGATTCTTCCATGAAAATTCAAGACTCGGATTATTATCAAGAGTACTCATATCAAATTGAATCAATCGTTGGTAGAGAAACTTATGAATCAACATTACGTAAAAATATGCACCTTGCAGGAACAAAGATGTTCTCAAAATTTGCATATGAAAAGGCATTACAAAATAAAGTAACATCAAGATTTAGTTTAAATATCGTTGAAGATTATATTATCGGCGGGGATCCAGTTGTTGGTCCTAATAGAGATATAGAAGATCAACGTATAAGAGCAAGTAGTGGCGATGTTACTACGGATAACGGATCTATTACGGCTGACTACTTAGGTTAACAATAAATAATTAAAAACTTTAGGAGAAATAAATGGCTAAGCAAATCATCGCGGTGGGTCAAGCAGCCAACGATGGCAGTGGAGACATTTTAAGAAATGCCTTCATTAAAGTAAATGACAATTTTACTGAGCTATACAACTTTGATGCTGGGCTTAACGTTCCAAATACTCTTACTGACTTGAGCATTAGCGACGGTACTTTAGGACAACTATTACAAGCAAATGGAAATGGTACGTTTGAATTTGTAGACGCACCTGCTGGTACTCAACCAAGATCAAACACTGATATTATAAATGTTATTACAGGTGCCGATCTTGATATGGGTGGTAATAAAGTTCTATTTGGTAACGTATATGATCAGCTCTCAGATTTACCAAGCGCTACAAACTATCATGGCATGTTTGCTCACGTACACGCAACGGGTAAAGGTTATTTTGCTCACGCAGGTCAATGGGTAGAACTTGCTAATATGACTGATGTTGGCGGTGGAGGCGGCAGCTCTTTACAAACAAGAACAACTAAGTCAGTTACAATTAACTCAATGGGAGTCAATGCAACTTCAAACGTAGGTATTGATGCGTTTAAAGGATATGCTTTGTATTCTATTGAAACAAGCCATGCTGCGTGGGTTCGTGTTTATACTGACTCTACTGCTAGAGCGGCTGACGCATCAAGATTAGAAACAGTTGATCCTTCACCAAATGCAGGTGTTATTGCCGAAGTTATTACAACTGGAGCTGATACTGTTAGCTTTGCTCCTGCTGTAACAGGATACACATCAGGTGGTGTAACTACTGTTGAAATTGCTGTAACAAATAAATCAGCCGCGACAGCGAATATGGTAATTACCTTATCGGTTCTGCAGCTGGAGGCATAGATGAAATTAGTCGACATTATACTTAATGAAGGAGTTGATGAAAACGATTTTATATCAGATTACGAAAATAACGATAAAGTTATTTTAAAAAATCGCTTGTCTGAATTACCACAACAACTTACTTTCAAAGTTGATGAAGACCATTTAAATGAATTTTGTTCTGACGATAGATTGCTTGCGGCAGATCATAACATACCTGATCCAGTTTCACCTGCACTGCCTGCATATGAATTTCAAACCGGTCGTGTTATAGCGGAAAACTATACAAATCTTTCGTCTTCTTATAACGGTGCTGATAACATGCCTCTTCAGTTATATGCTGATACTGATGTAGAGGTAAAGACTAGCATTATTGGTAACGATCCCAACGATGATGCAAACTTTCTTAATGACGTAACTTATTATTCAGCTTTCTTTGGTAGACATATTGATATTGTAACCGTTGAAGTTGGTGACGCATCCAGTAGCTATAATAATTATCAAACTGACGTTCATCCTGATTTACAAGATCCTGATGATTCAAATGCTTCAAGGTTTGTTCCTTTAGATTGGCCTGACCTAGAATCAAATGATAATAATCAACAGACAAATGGTACATTTTTTAGTCAGCATGGCTTAGGTGTTTTAAGTGCCGCTGGCGGCCGTATTTGTGGATTTGCAAAACACGCAAATTTGTATGCAACCTATATAAGCACTTCGTCTACGGTAGGATCTACAGATTCTACGGTGGAAATTATAAATGCAATTACATCATGGCACAATAATAAATCTGTGAATCCTATCACGGGTGTAAAAAACCCAACGATTATGATTGCCGAGTATCAATACCTAGTTGATAAAGACACTTGTATACCTATAGATGATATTGAAAGTATCACAACGCCAAATGGAACAGTAACACAATCAGGTGGAACTTGGGGAACAGACTTTTCTGACTTTGTTGCTGCAGACTCTTTACCTGTAAGAATAGATCCTAATAATAATGGCGGTTGGAAATGGTGCGCAGTATTCCCAAGTCAATTCGCATATACTTCTCTTAAGTCAGCTCTTGAGGCTGCTTGGGATAATGGAGTTGTTTGTATTAATGCCGCAGGAAATGCAGCTGGGACATATGTAAAATCCGACGATCCTGAATATAACGGTACGTATATGACAACAAAGAGTAGTTGGACAAGACATGATATTAGCGCAATCGGTGGGTCTGTCAACGCTATTAGTTCAGTCTCGTCTAGCGGTGCAACAACATATTATCCTTTAAGAAGTTATGGACCTGCAGGTTGTAAAAGAGATAAAAGTATTGATGTTGCAGCAGGACAAAACTCAATGAAATATCCTAT